GAGCGCGGTCATAACGACTACACTCGCATCTCGGTTCACTGGTCAGACGTGCCCGGCAGAGACGAGAAGTGGGCCGAGCAGCAGATCCGCAACACCTCGCCAGATCAATTTAGAGTAGAATTTGGGTGCGAATTCCTAGGATCTTCTGCCACGCTGATCGATCCGAATAAGCTGGCGGCCCTGTCGTATGCGCTGCCGATAGAGTCCTCGCCCTCGTTCAAGATGTACAAGAGGCCCATGCCTGGTCACCAGTATGTTACAGTGGTGGACGTCAGCCACGGCGCCGGCCTAGACTACTCGGCCTTCGTGGTATTCGATGTGACTCAGATGCCCTACGAGGTAGTTGCCACGTTCCGCGACAACAAGGTACCAGTCCTGGCGTATCCTAAGTACATCATCGAGGCTGCTATGAACTACAACAGGGCCGGCATCCTCGTGGAAGTCAACGACGCTGGACAGCAGATCGTGGACATCCTGCACTACGACCTAGAATATGACGGAATCTTGACGACGGCTCAGATAAAGAAGCGCATACAGCTCACCGGTGGTTTCGCCGGTCAAACTAAGACCAGGCAAGGTGTCAGGACCGACAAGGTGGTCAAGGCCATCGGCTGCGTCAATCTGAAGACTATGGTCGAGCAAGACAGGCTGATAGTCAATGACTACCAGCTGATTCAAGAGATGTCCAGATTCAGTTTGAACGGCAAGTCCTACGAGGCCGAGGAAGGTCATGACGACTTGGTCATGTGCTGCGTCCTATTCGCCTGGTTGACCGCTCAGACCTACTACAAGGAGATGACTAACGTGGACTTCAGGCGAGGGGTATACGACGAGAACGCTCGCATGATCGAGGAGGAGCTCACGCCCTTCGGATTTATAAATACCGGTCACGAGGAGACTGTTCCTAATGAGGAAATAGTCGACACTATATACGTCAATACGAACTGGCCGAACTAACAAAAATGAGAAAAATATAAATAGTTCAGATCCGATCTGACTAACCGTTCCCAGAGGGAGACAAATAATGCCAACTCAACTCAGTCCAGGTGTAAATGTAACTGAGATCGACCTAACGACTATCGTCCCTGCCGTTGCTACCTCTGAGGGTGCTATCGGCGGCGTCTTCCGTTGGGGTCCGATCGCTGAACGAGTCCTAGTGGACAACGAGCAGAAGCTCGTCACTCGCTTCGGTAAGCCTACTTCTTTGAATGCAGAGACCTTCTTCACCGCTGCCAGCTTCCTGGCATACGGCAACAGGCTCTACGTCAGCCGCGCCGCTAACACTACCGGTGACGGCGCGGCCAATAGCACCAATGCCACACTGTCGGCCATCGCTATCGTCGATGACGACGCGACTAACCTAGACAGTACCCTCCTCTTCGTTCGCAACGTCTTGAATGAGAAGGACTACATCGCTAAGACCGTTAACGGCGACTTCGATGCAGACACCGACCTTAAGTGGATCGCCAAGTATCCAGGTGTCATGGGCAACTCTCTCAAGATCTCGGTCTGCGACAGCTCTGATGCCTGGTATAAGTCTCTCGTACTGGCTTCGAACACTACGACTATTAACTCAGCTGCTTCTCTCATGACTAGCTCCATTGGCAGCAATACTCTGAGCATCAAAGTAGTTCCAGTTGACTACGCCAATGCGACTCACGTCACTGCGGCTAACACTCGTGGAAGCAGTCTTCACACCGATCTGACGGTCGGCGATCTCATCGAGGTAGGTAATAATGCTGTGGGTAAGCAGATGCTCCGCATCGTCGCGAAGAGCAGCTTCACTCCTGCGTTCTACAATGCCACATTCTCCTTCGACTTCGTGACTAACTCCACTTCTCTCGAAGTGACTTCTGGACCGATCGCGGACATCACAGTCGGTTCTTCGGTCAGTGGAACTTCTATTCCGGCAGGCGCCACTGTCGCTTCTAAGAACGCCTCTCACATCGTGATTAGCAGCGCTACTACTGGCGCAGATAGCGGTACTTACATCGTTAAGTCTGACGCTAGATTCACTGTGACGGTCAATAATAAGATTCGCATCAAGACCGCGGTCTCGGAAGGCTCTATCAATCGCTACTGGGAGTACTTCGGCTCGTTCGACAAGGCTCCTGGTCAGTCCGAGTGGTTGGCCAACCTGTTTGCGCAGGATGCTAATGCAGCCAATGGAGCTGCAAATGATGCTCTTCACGCAGTAGTCGTCGACAACAAGGGTCTCTTCAGTGGTGTACCTGGCACGATCCTGGAGCGCTTCGCTAACCTGTCTCGTGTCCAAGAAGCAAAAGACGAACAGGGATCGTCTATCTACTACAAGGACGCGATCAATAACGGGTCTCAGTACGTATGGTGGGCCAACGACGAAGACAACGCTCCATCGAATAATGCTACTGGGATAGCTTCTTCTACTAATACCGAGGCTGCTACCTACATCTTCGTCGGCGGCAAAGACGGTCTAGACGAAGACTTCGTCGAGGAGGCAGTACTCTACGACGCATACGACCAGTTCATGAACTCCAACGAGGCAGACATCAGCCTGGTCCTCCAGGGCAAGGCTCGCGGTGGAGATCGTGGCCAGCAGCTCGGTAACTACATCATCGATAACATCTGCGAGCACCGTAAGGACTGCGTCGCATTCTTGTCTCCTAACTACGATGCCGTCATCAACAACATCTACCAGGAAGTAGACGACGTCGTGGCATTCAGGAACGCTATCACTAGCAGTTCTTACGGAGTCATCGACTCTGGATACAAGTACATGTACGATCGCTACAACGACGTGTATCGCTGGGTGCCTCTGAACGGTGACATCGCTGGTCTCTGCGCTCGCACTGACGACACCAACGACCCGTGGTTCTCTCCTGCTGGATACAACCGCGGTATCATCAAGAACGTCGTCAAGCTGGCCTACAATCCTTCACAGGCCGAGCGTGACAGTCTCTACAAGAGCGACGTCAACCCGGTCATCAATATCCAGGGTGCAGGTACTCTCCTCTACGGAGACAAGACCGTACTCGGTAAGCCGTCGGCCTTCGATCGCATCAACGTTCGCAGGCTCTTCATCGTCCTCGAGAAGGCCATCTCGCTGGCCGCTAAGTACACTCTCTTCGAGTTCAACGACGCGTTCACCAGAACGCAGTTCAGGAACTTGGTCGAGCCGTACCTCAGAGACGTCCAGGGTCGTCGCGGTATCTTCGACTTCAAGGTCGTCTGCGACGAGACCAATAACACACCGGAGATCATCGATCGCAACGAGTTCGTCGGTGACATCTACATCAAGCCAGCTAGGTCGATCAACTTCATCCAGCTGAACTTCATCGCTGTCAGGACAGGTGTCGCGTTCAACGAGATCATCGGCCTGAGACAGTAAATAGAGATAAGCTCATAGGAGAAAGACTAACATGGCTTTCAACATCAACGACTTCAGAGCTCGTCTAAAGTTCGACGGCGCTAGGAACAACCTCTTCGAGGTCCAGATTTCTAGCCCCGTCGACGGATCCTTCGGCGCAAAGAGCAGCTTCTTCGTGAGGTCTGCTCAGCTCCCGGCTTCCCAGATCGGGTTCATCAACGTACCATACTTCGGCCGCTTCATCAAGGTCCCTGGCGACCGCGTGTTTCCGGATTGGACTGTCACCATCATCAACGATGAGGACTTCGCTCTCCGTAACTCGCTCGAGAAGTGGTCTAACTCTATCAGCAACCTCAGGGCCAACCTGAGGAGCATTCAGACTTATACGGCCGACGCCGTGGTAACCCAGTACTCAAAGACTGGTTCACCAATCCGCGCGTATAAGTTCCACAACATCTTCCCGACGGCCATTGGCGAGATCCCTCTCGACTGGTCGTCGACTGACGCTATCGAAGAATTCTCGGTCACCTTCCAGTACGACTACTGGGCCGTCGATACTACCCGCGCTCCTGGCGTGGCCTTCGACGAGACCGTCTCTTCGTCTCTACAGCGCTAATTGAAGTGAACAGGGGAGGGCTAACGCTCTCCCCATAATATACTGGAGATAAAATGGCAGAGTTCTTTGGATTTGAGATCCGTAAGAGGCCTCTCGACGCTAATACTACCCCGACGATCATCGCCAAGGAGAGCGACGACGGCGCGGTAGTCATTCAGGGTGGAGGGGCATACGGTACGTATGTGGACCTGGACGGTGCCGTCCGCACCGAGGCCGAGCTAGTCACCAAGTACAGGGTGATGGCGGAGTTTCCGGAAGTCGACGCGGCAATCGACGACATCGTCAACGAGGCCATCGTATACGATCCAAAAGAGCCGATCGTCAGCATCAATCTAGACGACCTCGAGCAACCGGACAAGATCAAGAAGTTGATTCGTCAAGAGTTCGAGTACATCATCGACCTACTAGAATTCAATAAGCTCGGATACGACATCTTCCGCCGCTGGTACATCGATGGCCGCCTGTTCTTCCAGGTCATCATCGACGTCACTAAGCCAGAGGAGGGTATCAAAGAGCTCAGATACATCGACTCTCGCAAGATCCGCAAGATCAAGCAGGTCCAGAAGGTCAAGGACCAGGGATCACTCGCTCAGATCGTGAAGCAAGAGATCGAGTTCTACATGTTCAACGAGCGTGGCTTCATGAACACCGGTAACTTCGGCGCCTCTGGCGTGACCGGCTTCAAGATCGCCAAGGACTCGATCGTCATGGTTCCATCGGGTATGATGGATAAGCACAATACCATGATGCTCTCACACCTCCACAAGGCAATCAAGGTATTGAACCAGCTCAAGGCTCTCGAGGACGCCACGGTGATCTACAGGATCAGCCGAGCTCCTGAGCGTCGAGTGTTCTACATCGACGTGGGTAACCTGCCGAAGATGAAGGCGGAGCAGTACCTCAAGGACGTCATGACTCGCTTCAAGAATAAGCTGGTCTACGACGCCTCGACCGGCGAGATCAGAGACGATCGCAAGTTCATGACGATGCTCGAGGACTTCTGGCTGCCACGTCGCGAGGGTGGCAAGGGTACTGAGATCACTACTCTCCCGGCGGGTCAGAACCTCGGAGAGATCGAAGACGTTCGCTACTTCCAGAAGAAGATGTTCAAGGCTCTGAACGTGCCGTTCGCGCGTATGGAGAACGAGGGTGGCTTCAACCTAGGCAGGTCCGCAGAGATCACTAGAGACGAAGTCAAGTTCTCGAAGTTCATCGATCGCCTGCGCTTGAAGTTCTCGGCCCTGTTCTTGAAGGCACTGGAGAAGCAGCTCATCCTGAAGAGCATAGTCACTCCGGATGACTGGACTCTAATCGCTCAGAAGCTCAGGTTCGACTACAACAGAGACAACTACTACACCGAGCTCAAGGAAGCCGAGCTCATCAATAGTCGAGTCGCTACCCTGCAGAGTGTGCAGCCTTACATCGGCACATTCTACTCGAACCACTGGGTACAGGAGAACGTGCTTCGCATGACCGACGACGAGATCGATGAGCAGCGCGCAAAGATCCTCGAAGAACAGAACGACCCGATCTTCAATCCGCCGATGCCTGAGGCAGGCCCAGACGGCATGCCTCAGGAACTCGATCAAGGTCAGACAGACGAGCAAGGTAATCCATTGCCTACAGATAATGTGTCTCAGGGAGGACAAGTTCCTCCTATTCCGCCGAAGCAGCCTAAGACTGGCTAATTTAGTTTTATAAATAGGAGAAGATTGATGGATAATGATAACGACGACACGATGACCAGCCTGCTTGCTCACTCACTGGAGGGCAACGCACTCGGAGTGAAGGCTGCTGTAGACTCGATGATGAGCGCGAGGGCCATGGATGCCATACAGAGTATGAAGATCGACGTGGCCCAGTCGATCTACGGCAACTACGCCGGCGACGACGCAGAGGACGGTTCTTATGAACTAGATCCTACTGAGAGCGACGAAGTAGAGTACGATATTCCAGAAGACGACGACTACCTGACGGACACCGACGAGCTGTTCGACGAGTTAGAAGACCTCACGGCAGAAGAAGAACCAACAGAGCAGAGCGGAGACGAAGATGTCTAAATCTTTAATGGAAAGCATCAGGAGTGTAGTGACCGAGGGTGCCAAAGAGAAGACCGCCGATGGCATGACGAAGGACGCGAAGAACTTTCGCGCTGACCTTCACACTATCAAGGACTCGGGCATGAAGCACCTCGTCCAGAAAGACTCCGAGACCAAAGACTACGAGAAGATGTTCAACGGAGACGTCGATCACGCCAAGGCCCGCCTCTCTGACCAGCAGGCGCCTGAGGATCTCAACAAGTACGTAGAGTACAATGAGCACCTCGAGATCGAAGAAGCCAAGGCCAAGGAAGAAGAGCACGAAGACGACTGCGACTGCGAAGACTGCTCTTCCGACGACGTCAAAGAAGAGACCAGAGCTCAAGCTATCCAACAAGGCTACGCCGCTCAGAATAAAGCGCAGACTGCCAATGCAGTTCAAAGACTTAAGTCTCCTATGGTAGGTCAAGGAACTAGCGGCGCTAATGCAGGAATGCTTAATAGGAAGCCAGTTGCAGCTCCTGCTGCCCAGACGCCTAATCGCGGCACCGCTGGATTCCAAGGTCGCTTTGGTTCGGCCGTTAATAGCCCTTCGACGACTAACCTGAAAGCTCGCACAGCATCCGGTGACATCGCTCCTAGGCCTCAGCCTGGAGCGAACAAGTTGGCGGCAGATCAGGCAGCTAAGAAAGCAGCTGCGACTGCGTTCAATACTACTAATAAATCGGGTAGTAAGCAGCAGATGGCGCCTGACGTCAAAATTAAGAGTAAGCCGCAGATGAGTCCTACACTCAAAGCTCAGATGGACGGCAATATTACGGATAAGAGACCAGCAGCTCAGCAGCCTGGACCAAATAAGTCGCAGACTGAACCAAGAGATGCCGGTGTAAAGATCGTGCCGACTTCCGGTGATCCGCCAGCCGGATCTAATATTGCACCACCGAAGCCGAAGCTTAAGCCTGCTGTCGCTCCTGCACAGCAGAAGCAGGCAGCTCCTGCACAGAAGAAGCAGGCAGCTCCTGCTCAACCTAAGTACTCCGCTGCGCAGCGTCGCGAAGCTCAGCGAAAGTTAGACAAAGGAGCAGTCGGTCCAGAGGCTAAGAAGCTACAGGCGATATCAGGTCTCGGTGTCAAGACCGCTAAGACCTACGTCCAGCCTGCTCGTCCTAAAGTCAAGGCCCCGGCCGGAACTAATCCTCTCAGACAGTCGTTTGAGATCGACGTAGACGGCACTTCGTATCTCGTCTCCGAGGCTCACGCCGCTGCCATCGCCGCCTTCGTGGAGAAGTACGGCGAGATCAACGAGGGCACCGCCGGTGAGTTCATCAGCAAGGAGATGGAGCACCCCGAGAAGCTGACTGCCAAGGGTAAGAAGCAGAAGATCAAGCAGTCTCTGGCAATCTATTACAGCAAGAAGCGTCGTGGCGAAAATCCCTAAGAAAGCGGCAGCCAATATAATCTTTGGCAACAAGGAGCGGAAGCAGTTCCCTGAACCCGAGGGTCTGAAGCGTGCTAAGCCATCTTCTGCCATCGAGGGTCCTACTCAGCCGCTAGGCTTCGGCTATCGCTTGAGGAGTAAGTTCTCTGAGCAGGTCTCAGAGATCGACCTCGAGAAGAAGCACAAGGAAGACATGCTGCCGAAAAGCATGAGACAGACGTTCGCTTCCAGGTCTAATAAGAGACCTAAGCACTTGCAACACCCGGCTCCCGTCAGAGGAGGGCAGTACCGCTCGACTCCGCAGATGGAAAGACCACACTACGAGGAAACTGAGAAGATGACAGACAAGACATTCAACCAGTTCATGACTGAGGCGAAGAAAGCGGGCCGTCCAAAGAAGCTGAAGCCAGGTGAAGAAGCTGATACGCTTCACCTTCAAGATCAGCTGTCTAAGCTGACTCATCCTAATCACGTCGAGGTGCACTTCAAAGATAACACTAAGCACGACATTCCTCGTGTACACGCCAACAAGGCGCTACAACACCTCGCCTCGCTGAAGCCTATCGAGCGCGCAGATCACGCCGATCACATGGGGAAGAGTCACTCCAATTTCTACCACGTCCTCTCTAAGAAGAGCATCCCGTCCAAGAAGCCGAAGATTACTCTCGCTGGCCCGAAGCTGCGTAAGGAAGAAGCTGAGAACGACGACGGCTGGTACGCTCACAAAGAGATGCACGGATCGAATGCCGTCTCCAAAGAAGACTGGAAGAAGGGCGTTCGTTTGAATAAAGACGGCAAGCGAGTTCAGACCAGAAAAGAAGAAGCCGAACTAGATGAATCTACTAAAGACAAGCTTCAGCGCTACGTTCAGGGCGCCAAGCCAGAGCGCAGAGATCCAGTCAAGGGCGAAAAGAGAAGGGCTGGCGTAAAGCTAGCACTTAAGAAGATCATCGGTTCTGACGAACTCGGCAGGAAGCCTAAAGTCAAGGCCACTAACGAAGAGATCGAGCAGATCGACGAGATCTCTCAGAAACTCAAAGACAAGTATGTAGCGCGCTCATCCAGCCAAGAGACGATGGCTGGTCACATGATGCGTCACACGGACTCTGACAGTGAAGCTCATCAGAAGGCCGCTAAGATCAGATTGAAGCGCCGCAAGGGACTAGGTCTGGCTCTGAAGAGAGAAGAGATCGAGTACACTTCTGAAGAGATCGAGCTGTATGACAGCCTCTCTGAAGAGCACAAGGCCATCTTTGAGAAGATGGATCGTGAAGAGCTAAATAAGCTGATGAAGTCTTATAAGGGAAAGATCACGAAGGGCAAGTACAATCAGCCACGCGAGTCCGAGAAGCCGTGGCCCGCATCTAAGATGAAGGGCAGCAAGTGGGCGAGTACCGCTGGTAGCATCATGCGTAAGAATCAGGGATACAAGAAATAATGGCTATCATTCAGAATCAAAAGTACGGCACCGTCGTCATCCGCGATACTGCCACTAACAGCAGCATCACTCTCGCGAATCTCGCTACGCCGAACAGCACCGTCGAGAACGTGACTAGTCTCGCCATCAAGCAGATCTTCTTCACTTCAAATGGCCAATGGGTAGTGGCTCGCGGCTCTAACACGATCGCGGTACTGCCTGGCACTGGTCATTGGAATCTCGCTGGTCATGGAGTTACTTTCAATGAATCGGCTAATGCTACGCTGAGCTACACCCTCACGGGTAATGGCACTATCGTCATCGTCGGTCAGAAGACCTCAGAACCAATCTAATAGGAGATAGACATGAGCGCGGATAAGTACGCACAGTTCATCGCCGAGCAGCAGCGTAAGCTCTCTGTCTCCGGCGTCAACGCAGTAGACCTGCAAGAGAAGAAGCAGATGTCGAAGGCAGATATCGCCAAGCTCAGAGAGCCGAAGGACGATATCGACGCCGACGACCTCGAGGCGCTTCGCAACAAAGAGCACCTCAAGAAAGAAGAAGTTGAGCAGATTGATGAAGTTGGTAATACTTCTGCTGGAAAAAAAGCATTAGGTAGTTACATCGGAAAAGCAGCACCAGAAGTGCTTGGACATGCTTATGCTGCTGGTATGACAAATACAAATGATCCAAAAACAAAAGAGAAAAGTTTCAAAAAAGCATTTAAGCGTGTAAGAGGAATAGAGAGAGCAACTAAAAGACTTGCAAGAGAAGAAGTAGAAGAGCTTGATGAACTTAAAGGCTATCAGGGCAACAAAGGTCAAAAACTTCTTGGTAAAGTTCAAAAAAGAGCTGTGAACCGTCTAATGAAAGCGGCTGATGATGGTGATGTAAAAAATGCCAAAAAGAATCAACGAGTAGCAAATCAGGCGTATGACAGGTTTAATGAAGAAGCAGAGCAGGTTGATGAAATTCGCGCCATCAAGGGCGTGCACGCTACCAGGATGCAGAAGGCTCCGAGCATCACCCCGAGCAAGGTGAGGTACAAGGGAAGAGGCTCTAAGCCTAAGGTCCAGACCGATCTGAACATCACTGCGTCATATGAGATAAGCGCAGACGAGTCTGCATATCTCGAAGAGATGGTCGGCAAGGGTAAGCTGAACGACATCCTCATGCATCATAAGGACAACATGCGTCATCACGAGAAGATGTTGAATCATCACATGGTGCAGGCTGACAAGGCAGAAGAAGTTGGTGATGAGCGTGGATTCGATCATCACACCGGCGAGGCTATACATCATGAGATGCAGGCTCAACACCACCAGATTCGCTTCGATCATGCGTCTGGCCTCAAGGCGCGCGCTAACGCTCAGCGCGAGATGAAAGCCGCTCAGTCCGCCATGAAGTCTGCTTCTGAAAAGATCGCAGCGGCTAAGCAAGACAAGAGAGATTGGGGTTGATAGATGAAACTCATCACCGAACTAACAGAAGACGTCAAGTACGTCACTGAATCTACCGAGGGTGGTAAGAAGAACCTCTATATCGAGGGCATCTTCCTCCAGTGCGAGCAGAAGAATCGCAACGGTCGTGAATACAAGTTAGAAACTATGAAGCGTGAAGTTAGTCGCTACATGAAAGAGTTCGTCGAGAAGGGTCGCGCCTTCGGCGAGCTGGGTCATCCAAATGGCCCGTCTATCAACTTAGATAGAGTTTCACACTTGATCACTAGTCTTCGTCAAGAGGGCAATAACTTCATCGGTCGCGCCAAGATCACCGAGACCCCGATGGGCAACATC